TAACCTCGGTTCCGGTTCTACCTCCCTTCCCTACTCCTCCAACTGATGAATGGCCAAGTAGGCGACTCCATCCCCGGACACCGCCATGAACAGGTGAATCTTGTTCAGATTATTGATAGCTATGGCCACCGAGTCTCCGGCACTCAGGGGATAACCATCGGTCAGTCCATCTTCCCCATGCTCCACGATGTAAACAATACCGGAGTTTCCCGGAAGGGCTTTGATGGCCACGCCCTCTACCAGAACCGAATCGGCAGAGAGTTGATGATACTCGTTGTCCCCAGATGCTATCACCTGATCCGTCAGTATCTTACCCCACAAGGGATCAGGGACGGAGCGAACCAACTCCCGCCCAAACTTGTTGTTGTGTCTTCCCTGCATGAGCATACCCCCCTAGAGCATTAGCCTCTGGCACTCCCGATGAGCCATCGAGAGGGCACAGGCCAGGTCTATCTTCTTGCCCTTGGTTTTCTTCACCAGCCGAAGCTTGTTCTCCTGCTTGGCCGGTATCTCGGCGTCCGCATTGATAATATGCTGGCGCATCTCCATCTCCCCCAGGTGGTGCAAGCGCCGATCACGAATGGCGTCGTAGAGTCCCTTGTCGGCGACGAGGCGCTCCTCCCCCTGGCCGAACTCCCGATACCAGGCACTGGGAGTCTTCGCCCGCTGCTCCACCGCCCAGTGGTGTAGCTGATAAGGATCGTAAGCCACCTGGACAACGTTATAGTTTTTCGTCAACCAGTCCACGACATCACTGATGCTCGTCTGGTAGTTCATCTTCCCTCCTGGCATCTGATGAGGATACCAGGCACGAGAGTAACGCTCGGCTATATGGTCGTGATGGACGGGATGACGAGAGCAGACTGAGATGGCCGTGCAGTCTCCCGTGACCGAGGCATCGATGGCGACGACAAGGGGGGTGCGATCCTCAGCCTTGAGGGGGATGGGATCAATGCAGGCATCCCACCATTCGATGGGAATGAATTGAGCCTCGGAACCTGTCCACTCATTCAGATGCAGACGCCGATATTCGTTCGGACTGAGCATCTGCTCCTGCTGGATATAGTAACGGTGGGCGACGACGCCCTGTTGCCAGGGCATCCGACGGGCGATGATACCGAAGTCCCAATACATGAAGAGCCCGGCGGACTCGTTAACCCAGATGGGAATAGGATCGGCGTTGCGAGGGGATTCGGGAAAGCAGCCCAAGTCGCCGAGTTCCCCGGCGCTCAACTGTCGCCCCGCCTTACCTAGCTCGTAAAGCTGCTCCAGAAGCTCGGACTCACCAGTTCGTCCAGCGTAGGTCTCGACCCAGCGCATGGAGAAGGCACGAGTCGGGACGGGGGTAAGCTCGGCCCATAGGCGATAGAACGACTCACTCTGGTAGTTCCAAAGCTCTGTCCAGACGGTAAGCGTAGGGTTAGCTCCGGCCTCCCCCTTGTAGTCAGAGGAAACAGCCTTGATGGTGCCACCCGTAGGCTTGTGCGTCATATCCTTCTCCCAAGCGACCCAAACTTCAGTTTCTCGGCGTCGCTTGGAGTAGGTAGGGGAAAGAGATACCGATCTCATGCAGGCGTCATAGACACGGGAATGGGCCTGCTCCTTATCCTTGGCTAAACAGAGGATTTCAGCATGAGGGCCATAGTGCTCGGCGACGTATCGAGCGACGGCGGCAGCCAGGGTGGTCTTGCCACTCTTCTTGGGAGTAGAGTAGATAATGGTAGTGAAACGATGCCGAAAGATGTAGTGGAGGATAGCCTTCTGCCAACGGGTGAGGCGAATCAGAGAGGATGGAGGCTGGACTGTGATAGTATCTCGATCCTCGTCTATCGTTTCCTGGGCAGCGGAGACAGAATAAAAGTTGGCCTCGATCCAGTCACAGATGTCCGGCGGCGGCTGGGATCGGGCCTGCTCCTCCAGTCTCCGCTTGAGTATTATATTGGTGATGGCCCTGGCCGTTAGAGCGTCTCTTTCCTCCATCGGAATAAGCAGGGGCATTTATGTCACCCTATTCCCTCCAGATGCCCATCCTGACCGCTTCTTTCTTTACTTCGTCCAGCAGATCATCCTCAGAGATTCCGGCGTTACGAGCAGCCTGTCGGATTTCGTGTTCGACATCGATCCGCAGCGGAGCGTTGAAGCCCATAAGCTCGCACTCTTGCTTGATGGTAGCAAGAATGAGCTTACCGTCCATCAGTGCCCAGGCAGTGCGACGCAGTTCCCTGATCTCGGCCAGGACACGGGCCTTGGCCTTAATGACCTCTACAGCGGCATCAGCCTGGTAGGTGATTTCCAGGGACTCGATGTCCCCTTCGATGATCAGAGGAGACCAGGCTTTCCCGGTGATGGGGTCAAGGCAAGGTAGCTCTTGGATAGTTAGACGTTGGGATATTTCTTCGGGGGTGAGGCCCCGGAGGAAGTAGCGAGAGACCAGATGGCGACGCCAGGCGATGGTAGAGGTAGAAAGGCGCTGAGGATTTACAGGGGATTCCAAATCTTGCTCGGGTTTAGGCATAGGTAGTATACCTCCCAAGCTAAAGGATATAGGAATACAAGAAAGAGTGTCAATTATTGTTCTGGAGACAATGATAGAAGGGGTAAATGAGGTCGCCCTCAGTTCATGGATGGTTTGAGGGCGACCTGCATTGATCGAGCCTGACTGGGACGCTATTCCCACCACATCGGCATCATCCTCCTTTCCCCGGCCAACGCCAGGGCGTTCCCAAAAACTTGTTATCCTGCTGCCAGTTAGTCCAAAGCCGCTTAACATCGTCAGGAGACTCTATCGGTATCGGGGCGGCCCTGGGAGTGGTAGTAAACCTCCAGTAGGGACAGTCCCGATGCTGCTGAACGAGGCGGGGGCGAACTCTAAGATATGCCTTGAGTCCATCTCTACGCCACCGGATAACGACCTCCGCCCGATGAACTATCGGCCTTCCAACCTTCCCGTGCTTGTGCCAACGAAACATCTCCCGATCACAAGACAACTGCCGGTTCACTACGTCTATGCGGAGATGAATACAGGTATTACAGCTATGCCTACGCATGGCACGGTAGTAACGGGCCAAGGCCAAACTCTTCCTCATATAAACCTTTTGCAGAGGAGTGAGTCGCTGCTGCCCGGTAGTCGGAGTCACCTTTACTCTCACTCCCTGCTCAGATTGCTCACTCGAAGGAATGGTTGTGACTCAGTAGTGAGCGTGGCATAAAGGATGATCTCTGGAGCCACCCCACGCTCCAACAGACGCTCCTTACTTACTCTACTAGTGGTAGTAGAACCAGAGGCAAAACGCTGACCGTTGGCGTCAATGGCATCTACGTCCAAGGACTGGATGATGGAGAGGATACGAGCGGCAGTCTGTTTCTTACCCTCCTGGGCAGCCTTCTCCATCTCCTGATAGGACTGATAATCAGCAGCCAGGAGGAGGAACGACTCTGGGTCAGGGACTTGAGAAGTGGAGACTATTCTACGGTCGGGCATGTTCGCTAGACCTCCTTGAGATCGCCCCAGGAATGACCAATCTTAACCTTGGTTGCCAGGGGAATAGATAGACTCAAACGTTTGCCGATGTGAACGACGGCCTCTTGACTGAAGTGAGCGAACGGGGTGAGGAGGACATCCACAACCTCGCTCAGGAGGTCGTCGTGTATCTGGAGTAGGGGGAATATAGAAGTCCCGGCGGCCTTCCACATTTCAATCTCCTCCCATATCCTAGTCATAACGAGTTTCATTACCCCCGCAGCCGAGGACTGAATTGGAGTATTGACCGCCTCCCGAAGGGCCTCCTCAACTAGCCTCTTCTTGGTGCTATAGAGCTTGGGTAGGTCTCTCCGCCGCCCAAAGATGTCTTGGACGTAGCCATTGCGTCGGGCAAAAGTTCTAATGTCCTGGATGTATCGACGAACACCGGGATAGAGGCGGAAGTAGTCGTCCAGGAACTCTCGACAGCGATCTATACTCCAACTACCGTCGGGAAACTGCTCCAACAAGGCAGCATAGAGGCCCATCTCAGTCATCCCATAGGCCACTCCAAAGTTCACCGTCTTGGAAGGGTCTCGTTGTTTGCTCGTCACCTGATCAAGTGAAATACCGAAAATACTGGCCGCCGTCTCACTGTGGACATCCCGATTATCCCTGAAGATGCGAATGAGACTCTCATCTTGGCTGACATGGGCGATGAGGCGCATCTCGATCTGAGAAAGGTCACTGGAGAAGAGATGATAACCGGGACGAGCGACAAAACATCGACGCAACTCCTGGCCCTCATCTCGACGCACCGGGACAGCCATCAGATTAGGTTCGCTGGCGGCCATCCGTCCGGTGGGGGTGCGGGTCAACTTGAGGCCACAGTGAACACGGGGAGCCTGACGCTCAAACGGTAAGATATATGTGTTAATAAGTTTAGAAAGTCGGCGGGTCTCTAGGATAGCTGAAACGACCGGATGCTTGACTACCAGTCCGGCCAGGACTTCATCTCCGGTAGAGTAACCCTTGCCACTGTCGGTCTTGCGACCGGGAGGGAGTTTAAGTTCCGTGAAGAGGAGATGGGAGACCTGATCGGGGCTCAGGGGATTGAACGGATGGCCGGCCTCAATCCAAGAAAGAATCGTGGCATCATCTAGGCGCTGGGCAAGGGCCTGTCGTAAGGAAGCCAGGGCCGAAGGATCGACAGGAAGACCAGACTCCATCATAGAGACAACCATCGGGATGATAGGCAATTCTACATTGTAGTAGAGATCGAGAAGACCCTGAGAGGCCAGGATAGGGAGTAGAGTCGTGTGCAGGCGTAAGGTAGCATCGGCATCACGGGCTGAGTAGTAGACAGCATCTTCAGTAGGGATGTCGGATAGCGAAGCAATGGACATGGGGCCAAGAGCGGCCTCCACAAGCTCCCGCTCCCGTAAGTCTATGTTCAGCCAGCGGGCCGTCGGGTCGACAGGATTCCCCTCCTGGTCTCGCTTATCGTTCGCCACGTCCGCCAAAATGCGTTTGATCCTCTTGGTTAAGGGCTGGGGCTTACGGAGATGAGTCTTCAAACTCCGACTCTTCTTGTCCCAGGTGGACTCGGATACAGGAGAAGGGATGCCCCAATCTACCAGAGCGACTTTGAAGAGGTAATCGAGGGCGACCTTGTGGGATGCCGGGCCGATCACGTCGTCATAGTCTGACATGAACATTCCACAGTGACGCCTGGCTAGAGCTTTGAGACCCTGATGGGGCTCCTGGAGCAGATAAGCCATTATCATGGTGTCCTCGATGGAGCAGCGGAACTCGTATCCTGCCCGCTGAAGAACAGCAACGTCATGAAGAGCGTTATGCATGATGACAACGTGGGAGGAGTCAGCCAGGAACTCACGCAGGAACGAATCGTCACTGCGGCCCTTCCAAAGGACATAAGCTTCACCAGGAGCAACGGAGATAGAAATACAGAGCAGAGCGCCAGATGAATCACTTTCGGTGTCCAGGGCAATAGTGTTAATCTCACTAGACAGGATGAGAGAAATAGCCTCTTGATAGTAAGAAGAGGAGAATTGATCTTCGGGAAATATATCCGTCAATGCCTCACCGTCCAGGAGCCGCCGTAGAATATCCATATCGGAGAGAATGATGGGAATAAGGCCGGGGCGTCGGAAGGTTGCCGCTGGGTGATAGGTAGGAACGACAGTGACATCGAATCGCTCAGGGGAATAGTAGTCGGGAACGGTTATATGGAACGGTTGGCCGTGTCCCTCCTCCATCGTAACCGGAGTTTGACTCCCCCTCAACTCCAACTCCCAGAGGGCGTTCATAGCCGTGACCCCAACGGCCAGGATGCATGAGGGCTGGACGGCCTCGATCTCCTTTCTCAGCAGGGGTATACAAGCGGAGACCTGAGCAGCTGTAGGCGTGGGATCGCCCGGCCCCGGCCAACACTTGCACACATTGGTGAAGTAGACCTCTGTATCGCTGATCTGAGTGTGCCGAAGGTAAGAGCGGAGTTCCCGGCCCGCCTCACCGACGAAGGGGCGCTGCTGCTCGGCCTCGTTACGTCCGGGGGCCTCCCCGATTATCATCAGAGTAGCTGGAGACGGGCCATAGCCAGGAACGGAAGGATAGGTAGAACGCTGACGTAAAGAGCAGGCAGAGCAGGATGAGAGATCAAAATCAGGCATCATTTTGGGTGACTCTCCTTGCTCGGATTCTTCTCAAGTAACCTCTCATGGCCCTTTACTCGTGTTCTCCTTTGCCACCGCCCTCGCAGCATTTTTGGTCTGCCTCTATTGCCCGTCTTAATTACCTCTATCCAGTAGGCAGGCGCATGATCGGAGCGCACGACGACACCCATGATGTGCTTCCGGCCCCTCGGCCCGATACATTCGGTGTAAGTGCCCTGGGGATCGAGACCCGCCTTGTAGCTCAAAACCCAGCGACGATGGCAGCCGTGAGAGCCGGACTTGACAGCTACGACCCGGCGCAACTCACCTCTATAGAGAGCAAAAAGGTGCCATTCAGTCCGCTGCTCGTCTTGGATTTTAATTTCAGTCATGGTGATTCGGAGTAATCTGAGGGAGACGACGTGACATCGTGCCACAGGCGTTCCCGTTCCGATTGCTTGGCACTCTTCATACTCTTCTTTTGCCTTCGTCTGGTAACATCGGTAACGATACCCGATGCTATTCTCTCAACTCTCTTCTGAGCCCTAGCCGCCCTCATCTTATCATAATGCTCAGGGCCGTAGCGTTCTCGGACTACCTGCTGGCCCTTCTTCCCATGAGCCGACCGCTCCTCTGGGGTGGTCTTTTCGGCTGCCGCCAGACCGCCCTTACGCCCAAGCTCGCTAAAGTATTGATGGGGGTCTTCCCGCTTGTCTCTGTTAGCCATTCCAGCACGACGAGCATTTTCAATGATGGCGGGATCGGTATAATCACGAGCCCTAGAATGGCGGTGGCGCTTCGGTAGGACGTGCTCTACCATTACTACTACCTCTACCATTACTACTACCCTCGATAGCGCGAACAATCCGAGACGCCATGACCCTACCGATACCCTTAATTCTCAACCATCGCCTCTCTTCAGCATTGACCAACTCCTGGACACTGCTAAACTCTTGGGCAACCCGTTCGGATAGCTCGAATCCGACATCAGGTAGCTCCTTGGCAATCCGGCGCAGTAAAGACATTTTGCCCACGAGAGGAACGGAATCAGAAAAGACACGGCTGGTCTGGTGCTCCTCCGGCGCTGTCTGCCACCAGTTATACAGGTCAATTACTATCTGGGCGGTCTCCCTCGGCCCTTCGGCACGGCGGTAAATAATCCCCTCCACGATCTCAAGAGAGGATAAGGATTTGTCCAGATGAGCGTAGGCTATAGAGGGAATAACCGGAGCCCAGGCCCGACCCAAGGGAATCTCCACCAATCCGTCCACGCCGGGACGCCATCGACCCTCACCAATGAGGTAAATGACACGATGCACCTGACGGGCATCCCGAATCTGTTGAATGAGGCGCTTGGTGGTAATGAGACTATCAATCAGGTCTGTTGAGTGAGCGTCAAGGCGCTTTCGCTCGATGCCAATGGAGATTGAGGAGCGGTTCGGCCCCACGCCCCAGAAGGCAAAGTCAAGATACTGGAGGGGGATGCGGACAGCCAGCCCACCGAAGTAATGAATGATGTTCGTAGGGTCGTTGTCGGAGGAGCAGAATATCATCCCTGCCTCAGTCTCCTGATCTCTCGGGTTTGGGCTACCGTCTTTTCGGTGTTAAGAGTGCCATAAACGGGCATTGACTCACCGACCCTCCATTGGTTCACCTACTTTTTTGGGTTGTGATACCAATAAGACCCAGGGCCATCCTCTGAATCTGAAGGTGGTATGCGACCTCTAAATACTAATCCAAGCAAAACGAACAACTGCTGTCCCCCAAGCATCCATAGAAGACCGCAGGTAAACGCTACAACCACAGCAATGATTAACGCAAAGGGTATTGCCGCCAGTATCCTGATTAGCAGAACAGGAAGTATGAAAGGCTCTCCACACTTGTTAGGGTCACGGAATATAAAGACGACGAGCGCATTGCATACATACCCAATCAACAACGCAAACAACACAGACCATACATCGGATAACACGTCTATCACCTCCTACAGCGTGTAGTTCTGCCCCTCTAACCGAAGACCATATCCAGCAGGATATTGAAGTCCGCCCCCGGAACGTCCAGACCGCAGAGAGTCATGTTCTGACGGCAGTTTACCACGTAGAGATGCCAGCCGGCGTCGTCACGCCAGACCCGCAGGTTAGCCTGAGCTAGATAGATGAACTCCTCCCAACCCTTGACTTCATACTCCTCGGTGCGGACATCGTTTACCCACTTCGGCCCCATCTTCTGAATGAAAATGACATTGCAGGCTACTTCGGGGTGAACAGCAGGCCGGAATACCTCGTTCATGTCGGCGTTCATCGGCCCCATCGAACGGGGCCTGATTCCACTGACCTTTCCGTGGAAGGCTAGACGGGCCAATTCCCGCACCTCGGTGGCGGTGTCTACGACGATGGTGCCGGGGCCATTCCTGAGTGCCTGGAGCACCTCGGCGAACTCCCGCTTGAATCGCAGCCACAAGTCGAGCCAGCCGGTGTCCGTGTTGACGGAGTATTGGTAACGAGACTCGTAGATTTGCTTCCCCTGAGCCAGGAACTTATCGGCTACCCCACCCAAACCCATATCGAAGTTAAAGACATAGACCGGGCCGGGAGCAGAGAGGGCCTGATGGGTCTTGCCTGACTTGTCTAAACCGGCGACGTTGGCCACGAGGCGGCGGTGGAAAAGTGCTTGGACGGGGGTGAAGCTACTAACCATACTAATTACGACTCCCTTCTCCTGAGCCAACTCTGGCTCCGGCTATACTGGTAAAGCATCTCCCAATTACTCTCAATCTCCTCTTGAGTGAAGAGTAGTCTCAGGCCGGGAATCATCTTCGGGATATGTTTACTATAATCGCCATTTATGTAAAGGGGGTAGATTACCGCCTGCAACGATCCGATCAGGTGGCAATAAGCCTTGATCTGGCACATCCAAGCCCATCGGTCTCGAATGTCCTTGCGGCTGCTCGTCCAGGTCAACTTGCACTCGATGGGAATAGCCTCCTGGAGGTCAACACCGTCCAAGGTGCCGATGATGTCGTCTCTCGATAACGCCAACTGACGCCCATACCGACCTGGATGCAGCGACTCCAGTGTATCAAGGACAAGCCGTTCCCAGGCTAGACCGAGCGCCCAGTAGAGGTGACGGCGGGGGGATATGCCGTCCTCTTCATCATCCCCCCGCCCACTGAGCATGTGGAGATCGCCACCGATGCCTGCGATCAGGTCGGAGATATGCACTCCAACTCTTGGCTCCAGTGGCGCATAGACCGAGGCTAGACTGGACGCTAGAGCCCCTTTGTCATCGGTGGTGGTGATCTCCATTCGAACTACCCTCGAATCACTACTTATCCCTATGTCGTCAGCACGACCTGATCGCCCTGGAGCCCAATGCCGTCCTGGGCCAGGGACTCCAGGAAGCCTGGCTCGAAGATCATCTTGGTGATGGCATTGCGGTCAGGATCGTTCGGTAACTCCGAGAAGACCGCCCTAGCCAAAGCCGCCTTAGCCACTGAACCCCCACTGGCGAAGAGTTGGGAGCGGATAAACTCGGTGGTCTTGCTGCGGAGGTCGCCGGTGGGAGTGGCAGGAGTAGCCAAGGAAGTTAGAGTCGGGGCAGGTGAACCGGCAGGAGTAGCGGATGCCGTTGCCACACTTACCGGACTCCCCGTCAACAGAACAGGACTCTTGTGCGCCTCCCAGGGCAGGTTGTGAATCTTCGTCGGAACCAGGATGGTCTGGGGCCGCTCCTGCTGAGGGGGTTGGCCCGGCGTTGCTTGAGTAGGATTGGCCGCCCGTCGCCGAGGAAGGCCGACTCGCTCCGGCCCTTCCTGACGCTGCCAGAAGGCGTAGAGTCCCTCGAAGATTGAGCAGTCGCTCTCCAGCTTATCTTCGGGGAATCCAGCATTGATCAACTGCTTTATCGCAATCGCCCAGTTGCTGTTGTCGTTGATCTGCTGTTGATTCCCTAGAGGAACAGCCTCCCTGCCATCGGGACTAGGTTGCCAGGATTCCGGCGCTCCTGCCGAGTAATACTGGTCGTGCTCCTTACCATCATCTGTCACCAGAGATAGATGAGCGGCGAAGGTGCGCTGACCCTTTCCCTCATAGTCATAGTAGCAGTAGCGGCACGACTTGACCAGGGCATTGACGTTATCAAGTAGACCCCCGGTCTGGAAGTTGGATGGGCGCAGCGACGCCCCTTTCGATGCAGTAGTCATGGTGTAACGACTCTCCTCTCTTTTCTTAGCCCCGTGAAGCTGTTGCCCAGCATCAAGATACTAACATAGACTAAGCCCCCTGTCAAGAGTTTTCAGACTAACTTTTCTCATCAGTTTCCCTCCAGGCCCAAGGCCCTCTTGACGGCATTGAACTGAGCTTCGGCATCCCAAGTGGCCTGCTTGATGGCCTCCAGCTTTGCCCATATTTCATCCAAGGCTCTACGGGCTGCATCCTTTTCCTCTTGCGTGGGCATGTTCATCTCCTTTAATGCCCTCTCTAGTGATCTTCCACCCCAGACCTTGCCGTATTGCCACAGGAGCACCACCTCTTGGCCCGAGGCGTTCACGAACTGTTGTGTCCCGTCCCCGTTGGGGAAAGGCTGGTATTCCCCCACTGGCCGGAGCCCCCAGGCTGTGGCCGGGCCAACAAAGGCCGAGGGAACCTCGAAGTCAAACTCACCGCTCATTTCATCTCCCCCTTCTCACTTCGTTCTGCCTCTTGCGCCACCGCTGGCAGGCTCGCTTCTGGCAGATTCCCTGCTTGGTCATGTTCTTGTAGTATTCCTCCCCACAGCACTCGCATATCCCGATGTCACGTCCCTGCCCTGCTACACCCTCATTGTCCAGGGGCGGGTCGCCCAAGGGCAGGTCGCAGAGGGGCAGATGGCAGTCGTGTAGGTGTGGCCCGCCTTGCATTGTCGAACTACCCGTCCAGCTAAAGATGTCGCCACGCTCACCGATTATCACTCCAACCCCCTCATGGGCATCCCCACCTCGTGCTCCAGGGTTGCCTCCTGCTCTCCTGCCAGGCCATGCACATCATCGTCTGCTGCTCTTCCAGTGGGAAGTAGCGCACCACCGCAACGGCCACCGGCAATACCCGATGCGTGATTCCCTGGAGCGGCACCAGGGCCAGCAGCCAGGTCAAGCCGATAAGCCAGGCTATCATTCCTTCCAGCTTTCGGGATGGTTCTGCCACCATTCATCAGACAACGGCTTGAAATGCCCCGGCCCCGTTTCTTCTTCCGATGTCGCTAATAGTGCTTGCACGATTAGAACTATGGCCTCACCTCGGGTTGGTGCTATCTTTAGTAATTCCCCTGGGCTGTAATAAGCATTTGCCCAGGGTCCATTCAGTTCGATGCCGCATCCTGAGCGAAAGATTGATATAGGGCGGCCACAAGGATGCATGATTGGTTCTGTAATCAACCGCCTATCGCTCATTCCCAGGGCTACCGGTTGCGCCGGTTGAGCCAGGGCATCACTACGGCTCCCATCCACCAACCAGCGCAGAAGGCTATGATTAGACTAGCTAGGGTAGCCTCACTCATGGGATGCCTCCTCCAGGACTTGGCGTAGGGCATTCAGTGCAAGGACTACCCTGGCCTCATGTTTGGAATCAAAGATCACCCGATCCCGCAGGCTATCAATGCGCCTAGCGGCCAGCCCTAGCCTCCTTATCCGCTCCTGCATCTAGCCGCGCTCGGCCAGGAGCGTAGCTATATCGTCAAGCAGACGAATTGCCTCGTCCCTGCCGACTGGGACTCTATCCTCTAGTCGGCTTCGTAGATTAGCTCGGTCACTGGGCGTTGTTTTCATTCTGCCTCCTTTGTACCTCTAGCCAGACTTCCCCGATAGCATCGGCGGGGGTGTTAGCTCGTTGTAAGACACTGGGATCAAGGGTTGGTTTATACCAGGCCACCCAATCCTTAGCCAAATGGTCTTTAGCAGTACCAGGACTCACTCCCATCTCCTCCAGTGCCTTCTCCAGGTCACGGCGACGGGGAAGATGTAGATATTTTGGTCGTGTATAAGTCATGGGCATATCGCCATATTGATATGGCCCCTTCCCCCCGTCCATCAACCAATCTGTGGATCTGAATACCTTCGTCCACCCTGCCGCATGGAGCCTATCGGCCATCTCGTGGGAGACAATGTCCAGGTCGTCGTGGTTAGGCATCAGCTACCCCCTTCTTCGCCTCCAGCCACCCTACTAGCGCCTGGGCCGCTGCCTCAGCATCATCGGGGCCAATAGCCTCCAATAAATGCTTTCGGTCATCATATTGGCGGCGTATTAGGCTGATGGCACATACTTGACACCAATCGGGGAACTCATCATCGCCATTGTTATGCGAAAAGAAGGCAATCTCTACATCGCCCAACCGCTGCCTTATCTCCGCCATGATTTGCTCCAGGCTGGGCATGACTAGATACTGGTCCAGCCCCAACTCCCGCAGCCGCTTCGCCGTCGCTGCGCTAATCATTCTTCGCCCCCTTCCCCAATCACCACATAATCCAAGATAGCAAGCACCTGCTCAGGAGTAAGACGCTCCGGCCATTCCCGTAGGATATAGCCGCAGTCACATCGCACCTGAGTCAAGGCTGGACGCATGGAGATGAGGATGGTGCTTGAGCCTTGATAGAGAGGATGCACCTGATACCAGTAGTTGCCACCCCCGTGATCAAGATAAGAGCCCAGCTTCTCGGCCTCCCAACGGGGATGGGATGAGGGAATAGGATGAGAAGGCATGGAAGTGGGATTATGGGAATGTGGATGTCGAAGCTGCATTAGAGGCTCCTCCTATCTCTTTACTACCTTAGCCAGAGGACTGGGCATTGTCTGATTCCAGACTACCGCCTGTTGGAACCACTCCGGGGCGAAGGGATGATAGCGTCGGTAGAACCAACGCCAGTTGTCGTCGATGATGATGACCTCGCAGCGGTCGGAGGCTGAACGCATGGCCCGACCCGACGCTTGAACTATAGTCTGCATGGCATGATAGGACGGGAGTTCGGGATCATGCTCGGCCCTGGCCCTGGACACCGGCTCTCTGGTGTCCTCATAGGGAACCTTACCGATGACGACATATTCACAGTCGGAGTAGGGAAAATCCCAACCTTCGGACAAGGAAGGAGAAACAAGCACCATCGGGCTAGAGGTTCGACGAAAGTTGGAAACGGCCTCAGCCAGGTTAGAGGCGCTCTCGTGGGAGATGAGCCTATCCTTATTCCGGCTTAGATGCAGAAAGGTATCCCGACGGGCGTAGGATACCGTATGCACGATCCCCTTTTTGTCCGGTCGCTGCTCGATGATCTGATCTATTCGGGCGGCCCATAGAGCTAGATCGGATTCTGTGGAACGGTAATCGAGACGAACCGTCGGGACGTGGATCACTGGCCGGCTAGTGGGAGGGAAGGACGACGGCATGGAGTAAAGGGAGTAGGCGTCCGGGGGAACGTCAAGAAGGGCCAGGGCCTTGGGGGTCAGGGTAGCCGACATTAAGACTACCCTGGGTATGGAACGAAAGAGACTCCCCTCGGCCTGAGTGCCGGGCCATAGGGGGGTCAGACTAAAGTTGTCAAAACGCCGAGTCGCAATCCATTCCGTTGATATAGTCGCCAACCGTTCCAGCTTATTTAGGAGGGACTGAAGACGCCTTACGGAACGAGTATCCCTGACGGACAAGGAGAACCCACCCCGATAGCGGTCGTTGAGATCACTTCGCAGCGCCGACAGCAGACCATCCACACGGGGTAGGAGGCCCCTCGCCCAGGTAGACCAGTCAAGGTCTTTTTCGGGAATGGAGGCACCCAGAGGCAGAAGCTCCTCGTTTCTGATATTCACGCTTAGGAAGTCACTGAGACAGTCGAAAGCACGGTGCGCTTCATCACATACTAGTAAATTAAAATCACCCAATCCGCTGCCATATTTAGACAGGGCCAGCCAGCAGGTATAGTTAGAGACGACAACCTGTGTGGCGGTCATCCTGGCTTGACTGAGGGCATTGTAGTAGGGACACCGGCCTCGGTCACGCACCGGACAGGAGAAGCCTAGATGACAGGGGCCGTCCTCGGCGGTAGGGTAGTCGAGAATACGACAAGGATAGGCGTTCTGCCCTCGGATGTCCGCTATCAGGGTAGGGGAATCGGCAAAGGAGACGGAATCCCGATACTGATCCTGGAGACCCTTGGTAGCGGTAAGGATAAGGGTGCGCCGACCAGAGAGCAGCCCGGAGAGGACAGCCAGGACGGACTTGCCACTGCCCGTAGGCGCTGAGAGGGCCAGGAAACGGGGAGTCGTAGGGGGAGTCTTGGGTGATTCCTCTAGCAGGCCCTCCAGGAGCCAGGATAGGGCGGCCTCCTGGCCGGGATACCAGTCGGGGTATCGGTCGGGGGAGAGGCCGAAGGTAAAGGGGGGAGGGAGCATCCGAGTCTCCGCTACCTGATACCGATCCGGCGTCTCAGCCGCTCGATGTAAGGAGAGAGTAGCGGGTGTAGGAAATGGTGTATGCAGGCCCAGGTGAGCATACCGGCGAAGAAGAGGACAGACTCAAGCATCGCTGGAAATCTGATCCACCTTGATGGGCGTCTGATCCCGTAGGGCCTGGGCTATGACCGCCTCTAGGTCGGCCCGAAACTCCAAGTCCCGTTCCAAGGGTGTGCCGTAGGGACTCTGAGCCCACTTGTGGATGAAATGCTCCTTGTCCATCTTACCCTCCCGTCTCCTTCAATAGATGCTTGAACTTTTCCTGGGCGGCTTCCCGGTATCTACTCTGCCACTCACCGGGCGGCATGGCCTCGATTTTATCCAGAATGTCCCTGAGCAGTCGCTGGGCCTGGAGCATCCGACCACCGGCGACATGACGGGCGACTTGTTGCTCAATCCGATCCATGATCAAGATGAAGTCCTGGTGGAACTGCTCCTCCACCAGTATAGAGTCGATGAGCCGCACCTGGGCCATGACAGAAGGCACAGGGACTTGCTGCTCCAGCCAAGCCAGGTGACGGGTAATAGCGTGACGAACCATGTCGGCCTCGGTGGGGTAGGGGAAGACACGGGACTCGAAGATGACGCTCATCTGGCGGCGCAGTCCAGGGGAGACTCTAGCCCAGATGCGCTCGGAGTGGCCCCTCTGGTCGGCGGCGGGGACAATAAAGTCTCGCTCGTTGTAGGGAGAGTCCCCGGAGCGACCTGGTAAGGGAACCGAGGCTACTATCCGAGTTGATTTTGAGGAATCAGGATTATCGTTCATTAAGCTACCTGCCTCATCAAGACTTCCCCTTGTTGATTCTCCATATCCTGCGCCCCTCCCTCGTCGTCGGATAGTCGTTATCCCTGGCCCACGCCGTTCGTTTGTAACGATTAGTCAGCATCTCCCCAGACTTTCCCCAGGGTGGTATTACCCTCTCCTTATACTTCCGTCGGGCATCTCGGTTCAAAATCCGTTCCAGGGAGCGAAAGAGCTTGATCCTGGGGTCGAGCCTTCGGTGGGACTCCTGATGGGACTCCTGATGTATAGACACCGGCAGTGGATCAAGATAAGCACCGTAGCGAGTGTAGTATTGCCGCTCGTCTTGAAGAGCCGCCTCCAAAAGGGTCTCATTTACCGAGGCTAGGGAATAATCCCCCTGAGAATGTTG